CATCCACCGCCCCCCTCTCCACCGAGGCTATCGCGGTCCTTCTCATAGGGGAATAAGATGGGACAAATCATCGTTGGCCGCCCTGGCGGCCTGGCCTCCGTCGCAACCTTCGAGACCTTCGTTGGTCGCGGGACTACGACCACTATCCGCAACAACACCTCCGACACCAGCGATAACGCCAGCCTTTTCTTCGCAGCGGGCGGCGCAGCCGATACGGTGCGCGGTGCGTTTATCGACATGCGCGGCAACGAAGTGGCCAGCGTGGGCGGTCGGTGCTTCATATCCGGCGGTAACACGGGGACCGGCAACGTCACCCTTGCGACCTTTCACGCCTCCGCCGTCGTCGAGTTTCGACCCGGAGGGTCGCCAACTTGGACCATGGACATTAACGGCGATATCCTACAGAACGCCTCCAACGGGCGCAGGATACTGTTTAGCAGAGCTAATCAAACTTTCAATTTCGCAGGCACTATGGCGACATCCTCGGCCACAGTGGGCACCACAGCCGTGGCCAACTGGATTGAATGTCTAGTCGGCGGAAACACGCGATTTATACCCAGCTATGCCGCCTAAATATAGGGGAATAATATGGGACAAATCATCGTTGGCCGCCCCGGCGGCCTGGCCACCACCGCCAGCTTCGAGACCCTTATTGGCCGGGGAACCACGAACACTATCCGCAGCGGCACCTCTGATGGCGCCGATAACGCCACCCTCCTCATCGCAGCGGGCGGCGCAGCCAATACGGTGCGCGGTTCGTTTATCGACATGCGCGGCAACGAAGTGGCCAGCGCAGCCGGGCGGTGCTTCATATCCGGCGGTAACGTGGCGACCGGCCACGTCACCCTTGCAACCTCCCACTCCTCCGCCATCGTCGAGTTTCGCCTTGCAGGGTCGCCAACCTGGTACATGGACAGCGCCGGCGACCTCATACAGCAGCCCGAAAGCGGGGGCTGGCTCACGTTCAATAATGTTGATCGAACTTTCAACTTTACGAACAAAATGGAAGTATCCTCTGCCACGGTGGGCACCACCGGCGTAGCCAACTGGATTGAGTGTAGAATCAGCGGAGTAAGGCAATTTATACCTACCTATGACCTCTAGACATGGTGGAATATATATGGTACCATGGACAAAACATGGAGTAGCGTATGATCGCACCGCGAGCAACCCTAATTAAAGTCTTAAAAATACTAGAGCAGGTCCAGCTCGGCGACATCGGCATTAGCGCTCTCACTAGTGCCCGAGAGGCGATCTCTGTGGTTGGCAACACGCTACCGCAAGACATCGCGGAAGAGGTGCCCGGCGCTAGGTTGATCTATGACATCCCCGCATCTACGGGGCCCAAGAGTGAGGCCACTTAATGTGCCGCTCACATCGTTCGGTTTTCTTTTCTTTGTTTATCTCCTTGGCTTCTTTGCTGGCGCTTTTGTCGTCGGCATCTGGGCAGTCTATACCGTTGCGGATTATCGGCGTTCCCGGACCGCACTCCTTGACCGCAGCCGAGTTGGACTCTGTGTCCCGTGCGGGCGCGGAGTTGTTATCGTCGGCGGGTGTGCCTGTCCAACTGAGACGGATCCTGCTATTAGCCACGGACCCATGTGCCCACATTCCAAAGACATTAACTGATGCACAACGAAATTTTTATTGTTACCGTCTTGACGCCTTCCGCAATAGGCGAGTGGATGGCCGTTGGCTTACCTACACTCTCCAGCCCCCCATGTTTTCGGGAAGTACAAGTTTCATTGGTGGCTTCGCTTCTGGTATCTGCACGAGATCAAACTATACGAGATTTGCTTCAGGGAATGGAATCGTCCGAAGCCTTCCGGCAAACCTGCCCAGGCTTAACAGCAGTGCGGGTATTCTTGCCCACGAGCTGGCCCACTTGCTGGGAGCGCAGCACGACTCCAGTAATTGCAACATCATGTTCCCAGAGCTTGCCAACTGTCTTAACCAAGGCATAGGATTTAAGTTTAACCCGTTGGCCCTAACGCAAATTTCACGTTGTAGGTCACGCCGTTTTGTTTTAAGGGCCCGTGGTATCACCTCTATCGCCAGATGCTCAAGTACGCGAGTGGTCTCGCTACCTAGCAGAAGTTAGGGCCAAGGACGGCCCAAGAGCATACTGGCAACTCGTGCGCCAGCTTTGCCTGCGCTCACCATGGTTCATCACCCGAGTGGTCCTTCAGTATCACTGGATGGACGAGGACCTGCACGGCAGGCAGCTTTTAGGTTTCTACGAGACAAGCGCGGGTAAGGACACAGCGGTGTTTATTCCTCGCGGTCACGGCAAGACGCTGACTAGCGCCAGCCGGATCATCCACAAGATACTCAATAATCCGAATACCTCAATCATGTATTCGTCCGCCACGGAAGAACTGGCCTCTGACTTCTGCGCCATGGTCGGCCAAGAGTTAATGAACAATGAGTATCTACAAAATGCTTTTCCAGACATACTGCCGCAGTCTAAACAACAGATCGAGAGCTGGGGCAAGAAGGACGGCTACTCCCTACCGGGCCGCAAGCCCCGTGTAGATCCGACCCTCTTCGCCTTATCCTTACTGGGGAATCCCACAGGCAAACACCCCGACGAGGTATTCATAGACGATCTAATCGTCATGAAGAACAACAACGCCGCGGGCTACGAGAAGGCAGAGCGCTTCATCAAGGAGTGCAAAATGCTACTCCCCGCCCAGTCCTGCCTCGCCCTTACGGGCACGAGATGGGGCGATGGCGATCCCTATGGGAAGATTATAGAAGGCAAAATCCACGGCCAGCAGGGCCCATTTGCCACGATGGTTCTTTCATGCTACGAGGACGACAACCCTAAGAAGCCCCCGATTTATCCCGAGAAGTGTCGCTGGACAGCCAAGACCCCTAGCGGATGGACACACGCCAAACTAGAGGCGCGCCGGGCACCGGAGCCAGAGGGCGGACTAGGTAGCTATTTTGACGCGCAGATGCGTAATGACCCAGCCCCAGAAGAGCGGCAGGACATCCGAGTTGGTGACATTAATAAGTATTACAAAGATGATATGCCCTCTACCAAACTGGGGCATGTTCGAGCTTTCGGTATTGAAGTACTCGGTGGCGGCGCCCCCATTATATCCCTGGTGAATGAGCAAGCCGATGAGCTTCGCTTTGACATTCCGGTGGTAGAGATAGGGCGCAGAACGTCACGAGGCGAGACTAAGGCCGACCGTATACGCGCCGCAATGGAGCCGGTTGTTAGAGCCGGTAGATGTTACGCGCAGCCATGGATGCTCGGTGAGGCAGGAGATAGCGCCGGCTTCGGCTATGAAGTGAGGCGCCTGGGCGTAGCCAAGCATGATGACATCGTTGACACGTTCAGCATGATCATCGAGCTAGTTGGCGCCAGCTTCCCCGACAATAACGTAAAGCTCCTTGATGTTTACATTGGGGCCGATCTAGCCTGGACCCAAGAGCGCAAATCGGATCACACCGTCGTCATGGCCGTGGCTGTAGACGCCGAGCGCAATTTCTGGATACTCGATTACGACAGATTCCAGATTAGCCAAGCGAGCGAAATAGCAGCCCGCCTTATCAAATTTTTCCGCAAATGGTCGCCCGAAGAGGGAACTACGCCTGGGCAAGTAAAGCGTAATTTTGCACTAACATATAAGTAGGATTTATGAAAGCGAAACATAGCATCAACTCAAAGAAGATGTCTATTCCTTCAAAGCCTGCATCGCATCAGATTACCATTGAGGGGACTAAAATCTCCGGTGGTAGTCGCGAGCAGTCCATCCCCAATAGCCCAACGGTTGTTAAGGGTGGGAAGTAATAGCATCGCAGCCGGGGGTCAAACCCCGGCGCTTCAAGGCCGCCATGAAGAATGAGATCGTTTCCAAAACTAAGAAGTCGTCCGACGCCGAGCTGCGCCGCATCCGCGCTGTCACCAGCCAGATAAAGCGTTGCACCGATCAGACTGGGGCGATCCGCGCCAACTGGGCCGACAATCAAACCATGTTCCGATATGGTTCACAGTTTACCGGGAAGCAGCCCTGGCAATCTGAGTTTTCCGTTAATAACTTCGCCAAGTCCATCCGCGCCGCGCAAGGGCACATGGTCAACACCCTAGTTAATCAACCCGACTGGTGGGACCTGACCCCCAAGAACGCCCGCAACCAAAGGGCCACTTTCCTCGCTCGCCCTATCAAGGCACTACTCAACTACCATCTAGAAGCCGCCAATTTCAAACGCCACGCCGGCACCTTCCTCATGCAGTCCCTCATTTCCCTGGGGATCATTCAAGTTGGCTTTACCAAGAAAATGGTTCTCAACCCTGAGTGGGTACTAGAGAAGACCAAACAAGAGCGCCGCAAAGAACAGTCCCGCCTCTCGCGCTCGGTCGCCAATCCAGAGACTACCGACGACACCGACCTGGCCGCCCAGATGGAGCAGGCCATTGAAGAGCTAATGTCTGAAGCGCAGGGCGAACCGCCCCGACCAGCCGCGCAGCAGTTGAAGCAATACATTCAATATGGCTGCCTCGATTTCAAGGAGCCCATCCCCGACTTCTTCTACTACGAGCCGACCGCTCATTATATGCAAGAATCCTCGTGGTGCGCCTTCGAGTATCAAGTCACCCTGTCCGACCTCAAGCAGCAGGCCCGCATCGGATATCTTTCCAAGTCAGCCGTCAAGCGCGTCAGTCCAGCCCCCATCGAGGCAAAATGGGCCGAGGCTAATCAGCGCTATAAGGGCAACCAGGAACACGTATCTTCCGATAAGGTTACCATCACCGTATATTACGGCCCTCTTATAGAGGACGGCGAGATCGTCAAGGACATGTATTTTGCCATCATCGCGAACGGGAACGTTATCCTTAAAGACGGTGATTATCCCTATTGGGAACCTCCCGGCCACCGGACTCCAGTGGTTGCAGCAGCAGTCCGCCAGATCCCCTTCTCTCCCACGGGTGCCGGTATTGGCGATAACGCCAAGCAGCTCCAGCGCCAGATGGACTCCAACCTCCAACTTCAATGTGACTCATGGCGGCTGAACATCGGCGGAATTAACGTAGTTAATCGCAACTCCCTTGTAGATAAATCTCAACTCGATGAGGGCATCTATCCCGGTAAAACCATCGAGGTCCGCGATAAACCCCGCGACGCCTTCGAGCGCGTGACTCTCACGAGCAACGTCGAAAATCAAGTAGCCCCTATCAATGAGGTTCTCCGTAACGCCATTGACGATCAGACCGGCAATATGGACGCCGTGTCCTCCGGTCCTAATCTCAGAAGCCGCACCTCCGCAGCGGAAATTGATCAACGTGTATCCGGCGCTCAGTCGAACCTAAACATCATGGCCTTGGACCTAGAGCAGGACTTCCTGATCCCCGTCCTCCAAAAGTGCTTAGCCCGCATATTGCAGTTTGGTCTTGGCGAGATCCAGAGCAACGCCGAATTGCGTGGCCTCTTCGAGGAGGAGGAATTACA